ATCCACAAACTCATATATGAATTGCCGGCGGCTGATGTGTTCTTGAATCCTTGCAACCGCTGATTGCCATAGCTACCAGAATAGTCTGCTTTGGCATCTGGCTTTGTGTTTTCAAACATGATGCCAACTTCCTGATAGATTTTAAAAGTTTTGCCAGCTTTGGTTTCTGTTTTTAACAGCAAAACATTTGGGTTATATTCTGTATCATCAGGCTTGCGTGTCCATTGAGCAGAATTGATTGTGCCGCTTAATGTGGGTGCGCCGAGCTTGTCATAGTCCCCGTCTTTGATGGGGAATGCACTGCCACGGTTGACATCCATTACATATTTATCACTCATTAGAAAGATTCCTTATCTTCTGGTGGAGTTGTTGTTGGGCGTGTTGGTTTAGCAGAAGCGGCGTTACCGTCGTCGTCTTCTGATGGCAGGCCAAACGCAGATTGTAAGCCATATCTTTTAGCGTAGGTAATACCTGACCCCATCTTCTGCGGGTCATTATTATCTTTAGACCGAACAGGACATGGGCTGGTGCGCTTCTCACCAGTGGGTGCATGAACAATAGTAGTGTTCACCACTTGAATGATGTTGCCTTCCAGTACAATGAGGTCGAGTGGCTGGCTGAAATACAAACCAAACTGATTGGCTTGTGTTGCCGCTTCCATCACTGCTTCAAGAGTGGCATATGTTGAACGGAAGTGGGGGTTATTGCCTGACTTCTTTGCAGATACAGACAGCTTTTGAAATGCCAGCATTGCCTTATCAAAGGTGTCGGGCATTTCATTTTGTGCTGGTGATTCCAGCTTTGTTACATTAGTCTTCGACATAACAGATTCCTATCCTGTTAGGAGGGGTGGCTTACGCCGCCCCTTCGTTTATTGAGATGCGGCATGCACCGCGCTTGTCACGTTTGATGGTAAGCAAATCGCAGAACACTTCGCGTTCATTGTCTTGAACCATTGAGCGTAATTCTTTTTTGATATTTTCATGCGTCTTAGCTGTGTGTGATGTGTTCACAAAGTCATGTGCAAGATTCACAAACTCATTGTCTTGATTAGCATCACGGGCAACAAGCCCATTGATGTTCACGCTAGACCAATTGATTTTCTTTGCGCTGTAGTTATCAGGCTCTATGCCATCACGCACCATGCACCAGAAAGACCACACTTCATTATGCACTTTCTGCCAATAGTCATGATTGTAATCTACAACTACAAAGTCCCATGTGTTGCCAAAGATAACAGACAGATAACATTTCTTAATCTCATGCACCCTCATATACAGATGCATCTGAGGCATGTAGCTATCTAACATTTGTGTCATCGTGCGCGCATTACTGGTGTGCTTGCACTCGACAACAAAGTGATTGCCTTCTTCATCTTCTGCTAGCGCATCAACACGGGCTTGATAAGGAACATCATCAATTGTTTTTGTAGGTAAAGATTCTGGGTGAGAGAGTGATAGCCCTGTCTGTTGCACCAGCCAGTCTAAATTAAACTGCTCAGTGTATGTGCCAAGATTGACATTAAACAGGTGGCTTAAATCTTCTGACTCTTTGCGCCCCGTTTTGACCAGCCATAGCTCATGCCAGTCACCCTTCATGATAGAATAGAGGTCACTGCCTCCAATAAAACCTGTACGTTTCATGTAATTTCTCCTGCATTTATACAAAATATATTATATTTGTTTATGTCTTGCAATGCATTTATGCAGTTCATCAGACATTATTTTACGAGGCTTGGTCATCCATGCGATGTCGGCATCATTGATAAATTCTGCAAGCGAAGGCCAGAACTTTATGTTGCGCTCGATGTATCCGATAGCACGAATAACAATGTCGGCTGGATATTCAGCCAGTTTATTAGCTAGAATCTCACGCTTGGTTGCCAATTGTTTTGCCCCAAAGGATTGCGGTATCGTTAGCACCATAGACATGACTGTAAGCCGTTGGTCTAATTCAGATACAGGCAATGGTATCATGCCTGTTTGCACTAGCTTGTAGGCTTTTATTAGGTTCTCTAAAGGTGGGTCGCCTTTGATGCTGTAAGATATAAGCTCAAAGTCTTTATTGTACCTACCTTCTAACCGAACCAATGAACTCACTCCATCTTCTATCATGGTCGTCCGCTGAAGCGGACTGATAGTTTCGTCCTGCATTTTTTCGAGTGCTGCTTTTTGCACTGAAGGTGATAGCGTTAGCGCACCACTTTCTATAGGCGGCGTCGAAGTTTGCGAACTTAGATCCATTTGCGATGTGGTGATTAACGAACTTAACGGTTTCAACGTCATGGCATACTGTCTCCTGTTGAGCAGTGAACGACACTTCATCTATCGAAGCACACAATTTATCAGAAGGCTTCCAATCAGATGGAACTTCCTTCTTCTTGTTTAAATTGTTTACTGGTAGTTTAGTGTCGCGCTCTGCGATAAGGTTGTCGCACTCTGCGATAACCAATTGATATCTCGTAGACCTACCCTCAGACCCACGCAGTCGTTTAATTAGATGAGCTTCTTCTAAAAGTTTTAGCTTACGGCACACCGTAGCGGTATGCATACCAGTTCGGCGCGCTAATGTTGCAATGCTAGGCCAACAGATATGCGTGTCGTTTGCATGGTCAGCTAGAATAACTAAGAGCCAACGTGACAAAGCATCTGGTGTGTCGGCTTTCATAGCCCAAGATATGTGATGAAACATTAATTAAAAACTCCTGTTGCTCTTTGATGATATCACAGGAGTTGACAAAAGTATTGCATTAATGCAATATCCTACCCAGAGCAATTTCTCTCCTGTTGCCCTGCTCTAAGTGAAGTGAGCGTAGGTTTTTCTCCGTTTTTCCTACGCTCACTTTCCCAGCCATTTCATTATTTTTTCAACGACTGGATTATTTATTTCAATGCAAATAAATGCAGGCCCATTCTTTTGCTTTAACAGATAAAAATCTGCGGGTTGCTTTTTGTGTGTTGTGGTAAGGAAACTAAAGCCCCGCCCTGTAGCTTGATACTTACTTTCAGCTACCAATCGTCCGTGTCTGGTATCGATGGCAATGTCACTTGCCCACTCACCTCCCAACGCGCCAGATAGCGGTTGCCTTTTGGCTTCGACGCCTTTGCCTTTGAACCATTCGCACCACCATCTTTCATGATAGCTTCCCTTACTGCGCTGAGATGTTCCCATCCGTAATGCTCCATACAATCTAAACACCACAATCCACCAGCCGCCGTTATAAGATACCAGTGAGTTATTGTTTTACAGTTCATGCATTTCGCAGGCTGACCCTTCTTGTCAGGCTTGCGTTGCTTTCTATATTTTTTCGGATATTTTAATCTGCGCGCCAAGAGCATCCAACCAACAAGAGAACATGAAACCAGATGGCACTCGCTTATGTTGCTCCCACTTGTGGATCAAAGACGATGTGCATCCGATGCGATGTGCTAATACTTCTTGACTATAACTTTTAGATTTCCGCAGATGTATTAGCTGGTCGACAATTTCTTGCCAGCTATTCGTGTTGGCTTTGGGTTGTCGATAATGTGTAAGATAGGATTGCATGTTCAACCTTTATTGCAGTTGAGTAACGCAAATCTTTTCCTGATAATGCCCTGTAATATGTAGATGTAGGCACGCCCGCATCTTTAAAAAAAGATAATAAAGACAGCCCTGTATTAGCACTGGCCTCATTAAGTTGTGATAAATAAGTTTTCATGACTTGAACATAATGCATAATTGCAGTATATACAAGTTAGAATGGTGCTACCTTTTGCATTAATATGCCATTCACAAGGAGAGATATAATGCACTATAACGCACTCAGTATTGCGGGTGATGCGGATTGGCCTTGTGCCCCTCCGCGGTTGGTGTTGTCTATAACCCACCAATTAAAATACAAAACATGGAAAGTAAAATGGAAACTTTTGAACAACGCGCCATTCGTGTATGGATGCGTACTGTCATGGAGGAGAAAGGCTGGACCGCCAATAAATGGGCGGTTCTAGCTGGGACTTCTCCATCTAATATCACAAGATTTTTGAAGGGCAGTAAATTTACGCCCTCGTCTGCAACTGTAGCAAAATTAGCTTATGTAGCAGGGTCACATCCCTCGTTATCACGCAACGAAATTACAAAAGCTAATGTAAATTCCGTCACTGTGTACGATACAAAAATGAATCGTTTAGGAGTTATATCAGTGTTCGGTGTGACAGGTTCAGTTAAGGCTTACAAATTAGATAAAGATTTTTTGTCGTGCGATATGATGGCAAAGGATATTATTGTTGTGCGTGATGACAAAACATTTAAAGCAAGTGATGTTGTTGCATTCACACATGATGATGAGATTGTGGTCACAAAAGCTACAGATAAACAGTCTTTGTTTATGAGTTGTGATACAAATAATATTCTAAATAAAAAAGATATGAAATTGCTGGGTCGTGTCGTCCAGATTATTAAGAACCTCGACGACACTGATATTATTTAGACCCCACGGTTTACAGTTGCCATGGCATTTCTAACATCTCGAGCCATGCTTCGAAGCTGTTTTGCTTTTTCCGTGTGAGAATAGTCTTCATTGGAAAACTGTTCTTCGTGATACTCAGCAAGGTTTTCAAGATAGATAATCTCTTTGATGCAAAGCCGCTCAATTGTATTGATTGCTTTGCCGTAAGAGTTTTCAGACGTAATGCTAGGCGCACTGATTTGTAGCTCGTCCATCTTGGACCTCCTGATACTCACTATCTGATAATTGCTCAAACCTACGCATGGCATGCATGATGACATGGTTGTATTCATAAGAGCCTTCGCCAAAGATTTCGGCTGCGACATTCATGAACTCGTTAGGCCATAATGTATTGCCGAATGCGAGGCCAACTTCAGCAAGGTCAACACGGCTTACTTTAGCTGGTGATTGCAGAGCATTGAACATGCCCTGCTGTTGTGCGAGATGATTTGGTAACATTGGTTTCAGTTCCTATCCTGTTTGATTAAACGAATGTTAGTTGCTTGATTGCAGATGCAATCTGGTTCTCTCTCAGTCTGCGAGTGTTTGCAGGTGAGCGAGATTCATTAGTGTGCGTAGCCCATTCGGTCATGGTATTATACAGCGCCCACTTGTTCTGCCCGACATGAGCAGAATTGTGTTTCCAACCAGCCATCAATGCATCCAGCCGTTTGAAGTTATATTTCTGTTCGCTTGTGTTGTTCTTCACATCGCATATCGTTGTCTTGAAGAAACCTTCAGCTACAGGTGATGTGACAGGCATGCCCATCCACTGCTGATATTTTTCTTTTGAATTAAAGAA